CCATTGGTTGTTAGATATTTGCCTGAGTTGCCAGTCTGTGAAGGTAGAGCATCTACTACACCCCAAGATGAAGTAGTTCCATCTGTGGTTAGGTACTTGCCTGAGTTGCTTGTCTGGCTTGGTACTACAAAGGCAGTTGAATCTGTAGCAACCAAAGTTTTAGATGATGGAATTGTAGTTCCATTTATAGATGTAGCAGTTGCTACACCAAGTACAGGAGTTACTAATGTTGGACTTGTATCCATTACAAACTTAGAGCCAGTACCAGTTTGAGAAGCAACAGAAGTTGCAGGTCCTACAGATGTAATTGGACCAGTTAAGTTGCTAGGTGCAATCGATACTGTGTCAATGTAATTCTTAGTTGCTGCATCTTGTGCTGATGTTGGGTCGCCAAGACCAGTAATCTTATTAGTACCCATAGCAATAGCACCAGACATAGTGCCACCAGCCAGAGGTAACTTAGTTGCAATAGAGTTAGTTACTGTTGTTGAGAAGGCAGTATCATTACCTAATGCATCTGCCAACTCTTTAAGGGTGTCAAGAGCACCGGGAGCACTGTTGATTAACTGAGTTAACTCTCCCTGCACATAAGCAGTTGTAGCAATCTGAGTAGTATTAGTATCTGCTGCAGCAGTAGGTGCTGTAGGCACACCAGTTAGTGCAGGACTTGCTAGTGGAGCATAGGTACTTGCTGCCGTAGCAGTAGCCAACTTAGCATCTATCTGAGTTTGAATAGCAGAGGTAACACCATCTAAGTATCCAAGTTCAGTTGTTGATACTGTTGCTGATGGAGCAATCTTAGTCCAGTCAATAGCAGCACCGGCATTAATATCTGCATCAACAATACTGTTGGCTGCAATAGCAGCAGTAATACTAGCGTTGCCAGTACCGTCAAATGAACCAGAGGTTCCTGTGACATCTCCTGTAAGGGCTATTGTGCGCCCTGTAGCAAGGGCTGTAGCGGCAGCAGCAAGAGTTGCAGTAGCAGCATTACCAGTAGTAGAACCAGAAGAACCAGTTACGTTACCAGTCACATTGCCAGTTACGTCACCAGTAATATTACCAGTAAATGTACCAGCGATAGCACCAGTGCCAGTAATGCTAGGAGACGCAATAGTTGGGCTAGTGCCAAATACTAAAGCACCTGTTCCTGTTTCTCCAGTAACTGCAGCGGCTAAGTTAGCGGTAGTAGGAGTAGCAAGGAATGTGGCTACGCCTGTACCTAAACCAGATACACCAGTTGAGATAGGTAATCCTGTAGCATTAGTAAGAGTCACTGATGTAGGCGTACCTAATACTGGAGTAACTAGAGTAGGTGATGTAGCAAATACTAAAGAACCAGAACCAGTTTCATCTGAGATAACACCAGCAAGTTGAGCAGAAGTAGTTGCTGCGTGTCCTGCAAGCGTTCCTTCAATATGGTCATTGGCTTCTTGGTAGTCACGACCAATTGCCATATGCCGTACTACTGCACCCGCTGAGTGAGCCACGCCTGTGCCAGGAGTTGGTCCATCCACACCACGAGTAATCGTTAATGTGTTACCAGAAGAGTAAACCGTAACATCAACAATTTCTTCGAGTGCTGTATCTGGGTCAATGACAACCGTGTATGTCTGGGTACCTGTTAGCGTCTTTCCACCCATAACGGATGAGCCACTGACAACTGCCATAGTACTTGCTGTTGAGGTGATTGGAGAACTCAGTGTTGTTTGCTGAGCGCGGGATGAGTATTTTCTGACTGTCATTTAGGTTCCTATCGGCGGGAGAAGTGAACTCGTGGGGGATAATTCTGTTGTTGTGCTTTTGTCTCTTCTTGCAGACGTTGTGAATATAAAGCATAAAGTTGTTTAGTTGCACTCTGTGAAGCACCGTATGGACGTTTGCTATCTGTCTCGTCAGCCTGTGGGCTAACCTGAGAAGCACGTGCTGGGTCAAGGAAGGATAGAAGTCTGTAGGCACTTCCAAGGATTACAACATCTCGTGTCGACTCTGGAAGACCAGTTACTGTTACATAATCCTGTGCGTTTGTTAATGCTATTGTGGCAAGGTCTGGGAAAGCAATTGGGTCGGTTGCATACACAACGCGGACTGTTCGTCCTGGCATCGGAGCATCTGCACCAATTGTTATTGTCTGTGCATAAGCACCAAAGGCTGTTGAATCTGCAGTTGAATCAAAGTCCCAACGTCGAATTGGTACCCACTCTTTAGATGGTCCGATTGATTCCCAAGCAACTGTTAATACATTTTTAATATTTAAGTTATTGAAAGCATATGTTGAACGAGCAGGACTGAAGGTAAATGTTGTTGACTTTACCGAGAAGATGTTTGCTCCAAGAGAACGGATTGTATCATTGACTGCACGTTTAACTGAAAAACGTGGGAAAGTTGGAGAAATAGTTACCTTAGTATCTAGCGTATGTGTTGCTGCTGTTGAGCCTAGGTAGCCACGCCCATAAGGTGCTACCGTTGCGTTGTTAGAGATGCGGTCATATGAATCAATCCACATTAACTCTTCATCAATTTCAATGACTCCCTTACCTACATTCTCAGTAGAACCCAAAGACAGGATTAGCGGTGAAGCACTTGAAGATGTTGTAGTTGTAACTGCAGTCTTCAGGTAGGTTGCTCTGTCTTGCTGGAATGTATATCCAGCCAAGTTTAAGACAACCTCATCAATCATCTGACTCAGGGTGTACGCCATTATTTCCTCTTATTCCCTACGAATGCATCGTAGTAATTAACATCAAAGGAGAACCGCTTCATATGCGGAACTGTTGCTGCTGTGTGTGCCCAGACTGGAATGTCAGCCTTGTCACATAAGGCGAAGAAGAAAATATCTTCACCTAGAAAACTCTTTCCGTGTCCTATATCTGAGAACAACGGACCATCTGGTACTGCTATGCGAATCCTGTCAACTACGCTGCGGTGCATAAGGACAAACCCCATACCCGCTGCGCCAATCTTTACAAGTTTATTCTTCGGTAGCGGATGAATTCGCTTGACTCCAATTTGGTCATCGTTAACTACAAAGTCAAACAATGTTGGCATTGGTGTCATTAGTGTTTCTTCAGGTTGGTCAGTTGTGAAGTAAACCCCCGAAAGGATAGGGCGTTCCTCAACATCTTTATTATCCCAAAGTAACTTGAAAGTATCTGGACTGATAACAACATCTGAATCTACCCAAAGTAGCCAGTCGGATTTGTTATTGTCATACCAATAGTTAATTACTTTATCTCGCTGTCGTGCTATCTGATTGCCAGAACTACGCAGGGTAGTTACGACTTCAACCCCTGAGTGGAGCATTACATCTGTAACACCTTGCATAAACTTGCCATCAACCATACCGTTATCGCACCAGGCGATTGCTAACTTGTCGTTCATTGTCCCCACCTTTACTTATTTTTTCTTGCGTGCTGCTGCTGCGTTGTCTACCAAATTTGGGTAAGGTCGACCCGCTGCCTTGGCACGAGCCTTGGCTGCAGTTTTTTGTGCTGGAGTCAGAGTCTTGGAAGTTTTCTTTGGACTCTTCTTGTCCCAGAATGCTGTTTTCTTTTTCACCATTTCACCTTATTCGCCCAGTACGCTGCAGACATTTTGCCTTTGGCAATATTCTTAGCGTGACGTGCCTTGAATGATGCTTGACGTGCTGTAGGTTGTCTGTCACCAGTAACACCCTGTTGACCAAAGCGAATAGTTTTAACCTTGTCGCCTTCCTTTGCCACAACTACGTGTGACTTAGTAGCGTGACTTGGTGTTCGCTTTGGCTTATTGAAGCCAGCAACTCCTGCTCGCTTTAGTCTTGGGTCTGTTGCCATTACTTCTTCTTCTCTGATTTCTTAGCAGTCTTTTTAACTACCATTTTCTTGCCAGTCTTCTTGGCTTCTGCCTTTGCCATAGCCATACCTTTTGCTGTGTAGGCGAATTCTTTTGTTCCTACCTTTGGCATTTACTTCTTCTTTGCAGACTTTTTAGCAATTTTCTTAACCATCTTCTTCTTGCCCATCATCATTTCCATCTTTTTTTCTTTCTTAGATTCCATCTTCTCGCCCATCTTGTATGCTTTCTTCATCATTTACTCCACCGCTTTCATCACTTCGGCTACGGATTTCGTAACCTTGTCTGCTCTAACACCCATTGTCCCTGCATCGTATGCTTTACCAAGTTTATCACTTGCTTCATATGCTGCTTCAACCTGACCGCGATGGGTACCTGCTGGCTGGATGCCTTGGTTTCTAGCATCCTTGTAGAACTTCAATCTACTTTGCCATTGCTTGTCAGCAACTGGTCTTCCAGCATCTCCAGTATTTAACTGAAGTCCCTTAGCCTTACATCCAAAGCAATCTTCATCACACTGTGTATGGTCAACTGAAACTTCTTCATATTCAAATGGCTTGTCTTGTGTTTCATCACATAAGACACAACCCCATTTGGTAGCCATAAAATCGTGACTTGGGGTGAAGCCCCATTCTAAAACCTTACTGATGTGCTGATGCATAGTGTCCCTACTCTGCTGCGAAGTTTGCCTCTGTAACGTCAATATCTGCAGCAATCATCGCTGCCTTTGTTGCTTCGCTGATACCAGGATGTTCGTGTCCACCTAGCCAGTATTCATCAACTGCTTCTAGTTCATCCTGTGAATACCAACGCCCACTGGAATATGTACTGCCAGTGCGAACAATTGTTACTCCACGATTAAGTCGGAAGAAGTAGAACAAGCGATGTCCACCAGTAGGACCTTCTTCTACCACAGGAGTGGTAAATAAATAAGTTGTCATTTGTTCTCCTTAATGAACTTACTCCTGGATAGGAACATTGCTGCCCCTACCCAAGCGTCAATCAACTAAGCGATTGATGAACCTGACTCAATGCGGTATAGTGCTTCTTCACGGAAACGTGCGAAACCTAGAACGCCGTACCATCCGATTGGACGGAAGCGGTTCAACTTATCGGTAACTGGACCGATAACTGTGTGTGGCTCTTCTGCCACTGCCTCAGCAAGTGCTTGCTGTCCGCAAAGAATTGTGCGGTACACCTTTGCAGATGAAGAACCGTCTGTTGCTGAGTATAGGCGTGGTGACTCTACGAAGTAGGCACCCTTGTAACGACCAACTTCTCCAGCCCAGATACGGTCTTGTGAAATTCCGTATGCGTTAGGTACTACCCAACCTGCTGCTGATGATTCAAGCATTAGGTCGTGTGCAACATCTGGGTGAATTCCAGCCCAGTATTCCTGACCGCGCTTGCCTGAAGCCTTGTTACCGCGCAACTTAGCAACTGCCTTAGCGATGTTCGCTGTTGACAATGTTGCTGCTGCTGTAATAGTCGCTGTTGATGTAGCAGTTGAACCTGAGTAGATTACGTTTGTTCCGCCGCGAAGTGCTGTCATAGCAAGTGCGTCGATTGAATCTGCTTGGTTGCGAGCCATCAAAGTTACGATGTCTGGGTCTACAGAGTTCAAAGAGAACAATTGTAGAGCACGTGTGTTAGTTGTTGCGTTACCGAATTCCTGCATTGTGATAGTCACAGATGTAGGGGTTCCGATGGTTACGCCATCAATGTCTGTTGATTCGGTTAATGCAGTTGTTGCGTTAGCAAGGTCTGCATAGCGTTGTAGAACAACGACGTTACCGTTGGTTGATGGGGATACTGGGCGCTTGTCCGCTACTGAACGAATTAGGGGTTCGTCACGAAGTGCGAATTCGATAAATTTATCGTACGCCTTCTGTACTAGACCTGCGCTATTTGCTGTACCTCCGAGAGACGCTGAGTCTGTCGATGTAAAGTTTGTAGCCAAGTGTTCACCTCCTGGTGATTAGATACTATGAATGTTTGTTATTGTGAGTAGAGGATGCGGGTGAGTTCTTCGGCGGATTGTGCTCCGTCAATTTTCATTTCCATATCTTCGCCTCGGTCAGGTGTAATTGCACCTTGTGTGACAGAATTTTGCTTGCGTAATTCAGCACGATTGCCGTCTACTTCAGATGTTCCTTCTGCTGGGCTATAACCAAAGAGGTCGCCGTTCTCTTCAAGCCAATTAGATACTGACTCTGGAGTAACTTCATCCAAATCTTTGAGGATTAGCCGTGCAGCCTTAGGATTTACACCTTGTTTTTCTAGGACTTCTTTGACGCTTCGCTCTTTCTCAACTTTAGTGAAACCACTAAGTTGTTCTTCGAGTTCTTTGATACGCTTTTCATCAGCACGAATCTTTTTACGCAACTTCTTTTGCAAGTCGTTTTCAGATTCTTGTCCAGTGATTGTTGTATCGTCTTCGTCTTCTTCGTCCCAGTAGTTGTTGCTCATAGCAACTGTCCACCCTTCTATTCGTTGTAGTTCGCAAGCCACAGATTCCATTCGGGGAAATGGGCTGGCTCTTGCTACCAGTCTGTTACGCTGGCGGGGCTGGTAGGTCCGCTCAGGATTCTATTTGTTTAGAAGTTACCGCTTGTTTGTTGGGTTAGTCCGCCTCTGGCTAAACCAGATGAACCACCGAACTGTGCAACTTCAAGTGATGATAACTTCTGTCGAGCACGTTGTGCTGAAGCAAGCGAGTTAAATACTTCCTGCTCTGCTTCGCTCTGTCCGTACTTCTGTGTAGTGTCTCCATAGATTGCTGATAGTTTCTCAGCAGTAGGGAGAATGTCAGCGATGGTTGAGTAGCCCTTTTGAGCCTCAGCCTGTGTTATGCCTTGGGATGCTAGTTGCTCAGCAACTCCAACACCTACCTTAAGACCTTGACGAGCACCTGCCACACCGATTTCGGCTGCTGCAACCTGACGTTCAATTCTTTGGAACTGTTGTTCTGGGTCAAGAACATATGCCACGAGGTCAGTAGTTCCCATATTGTAGAAATCACGAAGTTGCTTTGTCACTGCGGGGTCTGCGTTTTGTATACGCTGAACTGCTGTAACAACTCGGTTAGAAAGTTCCGCTGCTGATACATCGTTAGATATAAATTGCTGTACATATGCATCGTTATCAAATGCCTTTAAGCCATATGAACGTAGAACCTGACGGTATCCATCTTCAAGATTAAGATACTCTGCTGGCGATAGGACTGTAAGTCCTTTTTTGAAACGCTCTTCGTTAGCCTTAAATCGAATCTTATACTCATCAGTGTTTTGTAGCCCTAGAGTAATTGTTGCCTCTGTTGCTCCATCAATTGCAAGTTCCTGAATTTTGTTACCAAGACTAGCCATACCATATTTAGCAAATCGGTCTTGAAGAATTTTAATGGTTGATTCACGATTAGATTTTTTCAACGCAGCATCTGCTGCTATCTTATCTGCTGCAGCCTTGGCTGCCACATCTGCTGCTATCTGTGCAGGGGTTACAACATTATTGGAAACGTTAAGATTTGCTGCTGCTGCGGCTGCTGCTCTAGCAGCATTTGCTTCTGCCTGCAAAGAAGAGTTAGTTTTTGCAGCCGCTGCTGCAGCATCTGCTGCTGCTTGGTTAGCAGCAATCAACGCTGCTTTGGCATCTGCTAATTCTTGTGCTGTTTTTGCTGCTGCAATTGCACTCTCTGCAGCCGCTTTATCTGCTGCTGCTTTATCAGCATCCGCTTTAGCGTTAGCCACTTTATCTGCTTCTATTCTATCAGCAGCCGCTTTATCCGCTGCTGCTTTAATTGCTGCTGCTTGTTGTAACTCCGCTGTAGTTGGGGGTCTGGATGCTTCATCTTTGGCTGCTTTTTTAGCAGCAGCAACGGCTCTATCTGCCGCTGCTTTCGCGGCTGCTTGTTGTAACTCCGCTGTAGTTGGGGGTCTGGTTGCCATTATGGTGCTATCCCCCAATCCCGTAGTACTTTAAGTGATAATGAATCAATAGTGTCGCGTGCATTATTTGTATATCCCCATTCAGGTGTTGAACGAAGTTCTTTTTCAAATTCTT